TCAGAGCGGTGCGGACTTCAGCGACAGGGGATTCCTTGTCGATGAAGGCCTGGGCGCGGTCGGACATGCCGGCCAGTTGGCAAATCTCGTTGATCTCGCGGACATAGGCCAAGGCCTGGGTTCGTCCGTCCTGACGGGCGGTGTCGAGATCGACGACGTTGGTCGCTTGCGCATCGGGGGTGGGGCCTTGGCCGCCGCCCTTGGGAGTGGTCGTCATGATAGGTTCCTGACGTTGGGGGACGACGGGCTTAGCCGCCTGGGATGAGTGGGGCTTGCCCCACCCGTTGGCGCTCGCGAGCGCACGAAGCGGCTCGGGGGCGTGCTGGTACTGGGCGTAGGCGAACGGCGCCGGCTCACGCTCAGGAAACTGGATGATCTCGGCTCCTTCGCCGGATGACAGGTCATTGCCGACGCGATCGGCGTAGCCACGAGCGACAGCCTCTTCCGGCGTCAGCCAAAGTTCGGACACCATGTCGGCCCGAACCGCCTCGACTGTCTCGCCTGAGCGGCCCGCGTAGATGCCGGCCATGCTGACGGCGATGGCAGTTAGAGCGCGGATCTGGGTTTCGTGGTCGGCCGCGGTTCCGAAGGTGAAGCCGGAGGGGTCGTGCATCATCATGACCGAGCCCGGCGTCGCTACGATCTCGTCCCCGGCCATGGCGACGGTGAAGGCGGCTGACGCGGCGATGCCCTCCACAACGATGGTCTTCTTGCCGGCGTGCCGCGCAATCGAAGCATGGATGGCCGCGCCTTCGGAGGCGATGCCGCCGCCGCTGTTCAGGCGGATGGTGACGTCGTTCTCGTGGCCGATTTGGGCGAGCGCCAAGCTGACTTCAGCAGCCGAGAAGCTGTCGTCCCAATACATGTCGCCGACCGTGCCGGAGAGCACGATCGTCGAGTCTTCGACGATTACGGTCATGATGTTTTCCTTCAGGCGGCGAAGCCCGTCACGTCCTCAGCAGGAGGAGGTCCGGGTGTGGCCGGGGTCGTGGCTTTCGGCGTGAAGTTCAGGCCCAGTTTCTCTTCACGGGCACGATCGGCAGCGATGCGGGCATCGACTTCTTCTGGGTCGTAACCCTCGGCCTCGATGCTGTCGGAACGAGAGACCCATCCTCGGTCTTCAGCGATAGCCTGTGCCTCGCGGTCCTTTTTGGGATCGACCCATTCCCACCGCGGCGGGATCCACTTGACCGAGGTCATGGCCGGGCGGTTTCTGAGGAAGTCCCGTGGGGCGATGGGTACGGCGGCCGAAAGTACGGCGGCCTCCATCCAGCGGGTCCAGACCGGACGGCACATCTGGAAGACGAGGGTCGCGAACTGGAACTGATCCATCCGGCGCCGGTATTCGACTTGGCCGCCGCGCTGGCTGCCGTAGTTGGCTTTCGATAGGTCGCCGCTGACAGTGTGGTAGGGCACGCCGACCGCTGCGGCGATGGCGCAGAGTGAGCGAAACTGGAAGGCCTCGTAGGAACCGCCAACCTCCGTGGGTGCGGAGAACTTGACGTCCTCGCCCTCCAGCAAATTGAGCATGGTTCCCGGCTGCATCTCGGCGACTGACACATCCAGCGGGGTGGTCATATCGTCCGCCGGCGAGCCCGACAGCGGGGCAGGTTCGTTGGCGTTCTTGGTGATGACGCCGACGAACATCGCCGCCGTGCGCTTCCGGTCCAGCTCCGCGTCGTCGTAGCTGTCCAGCAGATAGAGGCGGATCATGCCGGGCGTGATGCCCGGCTGTCCGCGGATCTGACCGGGTCGGAGCGGGCGATAGAGGTGCATCACCTCGGAAGCCGGCACGATCGTCTTGGTCAAGCCGCTGAAGTTCAGCGTGAGATCGCCAGGGTGCGAGCGCAGGAAGTGATAGGCGACCCGCCGTCCGATGGCATCGAACTCAATGCCGGAACGGACCTCGTGGCCGTTCGGCAGCGTCTCGTTGTGTGAAAGCGGCAGATGTTCCGCCTCGAGCACCTGAAGTTGAAGTGGCACGCTCAGCCCGTCCGATGGGCGACGGGCTCGGAACCGGATGAAACACTCGCCGGCTTCGAACATTGCGCGCGCCGCGAGAGCTTGCAGGCCGTAGAAGTCGGTCAGGCCGTCCGCGTCCGCCTCGTCCGTCCAACGCAGCCATGCAGCTTGCACAGCCTTTTTGGTCGCAGCATCCGCGATCAGAGAGGATGGCTTGATCCCAGCGCCGACGGCGGCGGACACGAATGCCTCACACGCGTTGGCGGCGTAGGGATTTTCTCGGCACAGCTGGCGGGCACGTGCCCGAAGGTTCTCGCCGCCCGAGGTCATCAGGGCATTGATGTTGCGGCGCTCCGCAACCCAGCCTTTTAGGCGGCGGCCAAGGCGGCTGGCATCATAGCCTCCGAACGAGGTGGCGCGCTGTGGCGCTGCGGCTTTGCGGCTGAAGGGCCACGCCATCAGTAGCCCCGCGTCCCATAGATCCGGACTTGGCGGATAAGGGGCTGGCAGGGATCGACGGCCAGCCTGCCGATCTCCGCCACGATCTCGTCGCGGCGGCGGCGGGCCTCGGTGAGGTCGTACTGCACCGAGCGATCGCCACCGGCGATGCGGACGACTCCGCCGGCCAGGCGGCCATTGAGGGCGTCGCGCTCGATGATCAGCGCAGCGATCTGTTCTTCGACAGTAGCCATGCTCAGGCTCCCATGTAGCTGCTGCGCTGGACCCTTCGGCGGGACTGAGCAGGCTTGGCTTCCGGCGGCAGGGGCGCAGCGACAGGCTGCCCCCCGGTTTCGTCCGGCTCACTGGTCGTCAGATTGGCGATGGTCGCCGCGATCTGGTTCAGCTTCAGGCCCAGGTGGGTCAGGCCCACGAGGGCGGCATAGGCCAGGACACGGCAGTCCCAGGCTTCGTTGGCCCGGCCGGGGATGGCTTCCCAGACGCGGTACTTCTGGCCGGAGGCGACTTTCACGACTTGGCGTTCAGCGGTCATCATGCTGAACCAGCCGATGTCGCGGTCGTTCGGCGTGTGCATCAGGCCGGGGACCGGCTCGCCAGCCCAGCCCTCCGGCTTCACGACCTGCAGCTGAGACTGGATGACGTCCTTGGCCGTCTGGGTGCCAATGATGATCGGGCGGTATTTCTGACGATGCTTGGCGCTCGGCCGTTTGTTCGGCCAGATCGGTGATCGCTGGCCAGCGCGCTCACTGGCGCCCTTGGTGGCCCAAATGTTTCGGCCCAGCCGGCCGAGCGAGAAATCATAGACCTTCTGCGAATGGTGACCGCCGGAGTCGTGACAGGCGGCCGCTAGCGTGAAGGCACGACCATCCGCGCGGCGCCATGACTGCTTCAGGAACGCATCGAGCCGAGCCCAGGTGGCCGGATCCTCCATCGCTCCGTCGATCACCCGATAGTCGATCGACCAGCTTTCGAGGTCCTTACCCCAGCCCACGATCTCAACCTCGAAACGGTCGTCTTGCGTATCGATGCCGGCCGTTAGAACAGCGACGCCGTCAGGCACGGTGCCTTCGATCCAGCTCTCTCGCCGGGCAGCAAGGACGTCGGCGGCGACGGCTTTCCCGACGTTGCGCCTGTACGGTAGGCCCATCTGGGTATTCTGCCAGGCCTGCAGTTTGTCCTCGTCCCCGATGGCATCGAGGAACTTCTTGGCAATTCGGCCTGGCGCGTCCTTACGGGTCCAGGGGCTGAAGAGCTTGCTCGCCTGAAAACTGGCGTGGGCGTTGGGCACAGCCAACGTGCCGCAGCACCGGCATTTCGCCCGATAGACGCCCCAACGGTCGGACGCCCACCACTCCCAAAGGTCATCGACTGGCACAGCCGCGTTGGCATTGGTCAGGGCGGCGTAAGCTTCCAGTGGAACCTGGCGCTCACTGCAGCAGATGAACGGTCGCGTCTGATGCCAGCGGATCGTCTGCAAGGCGCGGAGCCGCTCGCCTTCACTCCACCCGGCGCCACAGGCTTCGCAGAATATTTGCGCTGTCTCGTGGCGGTGAACCTTCTCGTGACCCTCGGCCTCGTCCTTATCCCAGCGTATGTGGTCCCAGCTCAGGAACTGCCGGTGATCGCAGTGCGGGCAGGCGGCGGATGCGCGGCGCTGATCGCCGTCCAAATAGCTGGCTTCAATGCGGCTCTCGCCCGAAACGGTTGGCGAGCAGACCCGGACGCTGAGCCCGTTCGAAAAGGTGGCTTGGCGCTCGTCGCCCAGGACGAACGGATCGCCCTCCTTCGTGATCGGATACTTATCGACCTCGTCGTAGAGCGTCAGCCGGACCGGCCGGCGGGCCAGGTTGTCAGGGCTACCGGCGCCGACAAGGGCGACGAAGCCGCCGGGGAATGACTTGTAGAGGAGCGTGTCCTCGGACTTGCGGGTGTGGCGATGGCCGATCAGCCCCTTCAGGACAGGCGTCACCCGGATCATCGGGGCGATGCGCTCTTTCGAGAAAGCCTCGGCAGCGTCCTCTTTCGGCTGCACCAGCAGGATGGGGCATGGGTCGATGTGGGCGTGATAGCCGACGATGTTTTCGAGCAGGGCGGTCTTCAGAAGTTGGGTCGACACCATCGCGGTGATGATCTCGACGCCGGGTTCCGTCATGGCCAGCATGGGCCCGCGGGCGATCTCAACCGTCGAGGTGCGCCAGTTGCCGGAGGTGCTGCCGGCCTCTGGTGCCAGCTTGCGATATTTGTCCGCCCAGTCTGGAAGGCTAAGCCGTGGGGCCGGAGTAAGAGCCTTCCGCGCCGTCAGCCGCAGACGATCCAGCTTCTCGGATAGGGTCGACAGGTTCGCCAAGGTCGGTGAGGTGCTGATGGACATGGCTCGTCAGCACCTCCACCATCCGATCAGGGTTGATGTTTAGATCGGCGGCCATCAGCGGCCCCACCCGAGATGGGAAGTTCTGCCAGGCATCCCGCTGTTGGCGGAACATCTCGAAGATCACGGTCTCGGCGTCGGCCATCTCGACGACCTCACCGGCGCGCTTACGCGCCTCGATCATGCGGGTGGCCGCCAGCGCGTTTTCTTTGATCGTCTGCGCCTCGATGAGGTTGACGACTCTCCCCTCCGAAAGCCCCGACATGAAGTCGAGAACGGTGCGGGCAGCGTCGTCGCCCTGGGCTGCGGCTTCCTCCAGATCGCCCACCAGAGCAGCGGGCAGACCGGCAACCGGTGCGGCAACCAAGGTTGCCGTGGTTGCCGGGGCGCGACGGTCCTTGGTTGCCGTGCTGGCGAACCGTCCGACGCCCGCGTGTGCAAGGCTTTGATCGGACGCCTCGACGTCGACCTGGCCGTCCTTAAACTTAAGCAGGCCGCGCTTCTCCCACTTCTGGGCAGCGGCCTTCGAGACCCCGTGAAGCTTGGCGTATCCAGTGACAGACGCGAGGGTCATGGCAACCTCCGGCAACCGGCAACCAGGTTTCGACCCTGTAGCTGCGAAACGTACATGCCTCAGCTGCCCGTATACGGTTCATGGCTGGGGAGGACCCACGGCGGCGTCAGTTCGAAGGGGCGCGCCCGTGTCAACCGCGATCGGTTCGCACCTGTCGCTTTCCGAGGCGGGGCGCTTGCGATAGCGTCAGTCGCATTGGAACGGAGGATGCGATGAAGAGGTTAGCTGCGCTTGGAATGTTCGGGCTTGTGGGCTGCGCAACGGTCGGCGAGACCATGGCGACGAAGGAGCCCAGCCTGACCGAGGTGACTTCAAAGTCACCAGCTCAATATCGAGACTGCATCGTACAGTCGGCGTCACTCGCGGTGTGGTCGATCACGGAGATCGAAGGCGGGTTTAT